ACGTATTCAAGGGCGACACAACGGGCGGAATGCAAAAGGTCGAGAAGGGCATAAGCGACTTTATTGCCAAGCTCAAAGAGATGACACCGCAAGTGTTGGAAATCGGCAAAGAGATTTTCTCCGAACTCGGCACGATTTTGACCGAGAACATCGGCGATTTTGCAAACATAGGCGTGGAGCTTGTGGGCTCGTTGGCGGTTGCAATTGTGGACAGCTTACCTACCCTTGCCGCTTCGCTCGGGCAGATAGTTGATACGCTTCTCAACCTGCTTCCAGACCTCGTTTCGGCATTGATGACCGCTATGCCTCAAGTGGCTCAGATAATCGGGCAGATGGGCGGTCAAATAGCCGCAGAACTCCCGACCTTGATTAGTCAGATAGTGTCTATAATAGTTGACAATTATCCTCTTTTGGTAGAGGGCGCAATGTTGTTCTATCAAGGTATGATTGATGCCCTTCCCGACATAATCGAGAGCTTGAGCGACGAAATGCCGATGCTCATAGGCTCGATTATCAAATATATCATAATGTCTGTGCCTTTGATGATGATGGCTACGGTACAGCTTTTTGCGGCTTTCATAAAGCAAATTCCGAAAACGGCAATTCAAGCGGCGAGGATGATGCCTCAAGTCATAAGAGGCATTGTCAACGGAATTAAGAACGGTTATTCGCAAGTTGTTAATGCCGGGCGTGACCTAATCAAAGGCTTGTGGCAGGGCATATCCAATATGGCAGGCTGGATATACTCCAAGATAAGAGGCTTCGGCGCAGGCGTTTTGAATGCACTAAAAGCCTTCTTTAAAATCGGCTCTCCGTCGAAGGTTATGGCGGATGAAGTCGGTAAGTGGTTGGCGGAAGGCATCGGTGTCGGCTTTGTTGACGAGATGAACAAGGTCACGGACTCGATGACCTCTGCGATGTCAATTCCCGACTTGAAACAAGAGACGACTATGAACGCTTCTATGGTAATGCCGACCTCATTGACGAATATGCTCGGACAGTATTTGCCTTACTTGGCAAACCAAAATCAAGCTATCGTGCTTGACACGGGCGTATTAGTCGGGCAGACCGCACCGATGTATAACAAGGCTTTCGGGCGAATGATAAGGAGTGGAATATAATGGCTTTAACACCGACTTTTCTCATAAGAGAAAAAGACAAAAGTTGGCATCACAGCTTAGACGAATATAAATGGGCGGTTGAAGATTTAATAAATGTCGGTGAGCCTGAAATGGAAGAGCACCTCGTGCAGATACCCTTCGGAAAGGAATACGACCTTTCAACCGCTATGTTCGGCTTTCCCTTTTTCACTACCCGAGAGCTTTCATTCAAAATAGGCGTACCTCTCAATAATTTAAGTGGACTTGCTCCGAATAATTCGTGGAATGAATATACATCGGCTCTCCGCAATCTATATGAAGGCAAAGAAGTTGAAATAATTCTCTCAGACGATATGCAGTGGTATTACGAAGGTACTGCTCACATTACAGATTTTGAAGCTTCTCGAAAGCTCGGAACATTCAAATTAAATATCCACTGCGGTGCATATAAGCAGAATATGACGGAGACCATAACACAGGTTGAAGCACAATCAGCAACGCAAGAGCCTATAACTATTCAGCTTCCCGACTCTCCGTATCCTGCCGAGGTAAGTATGTATTTTAGCCAGGCAAGCGGCACACAAACATTTACCTCTCGAACCTATCTTGAGTGGAAGATAAATGGAAAAACGTACAGTCACACTTTCCCTGCTAATTCGGGACTTACAGGCGTAACACTACCACTGTTATTTTCCCGCTCCGATAATTACGGAGTAAGCGGAACTCTTAATTTGAAGGGAGAATGGGGCTCCGACATTGTATTCGTAATCAGAAAGAGGTCATTGTGATGTATCAAGTGCGAATAGGCTCTTATGTTCATCTCGGCTCAATGGCGACGATTTACGTCACAGGGTCGGACGATTATTGTGCAACGGAGCTGACCTTCACAACGAAGGCAAACGATATCGGCACGTTATCAATGACGATACCGCCGCAGAATATTAACTACGAATTAATTCAAAAGAATGCAGATCCTGCGGATTGGTACGGGCTTGGATGTTATATCGAAGTGCTTCAAGACCAAGACGAAGCTAATCCGTTATGGAACGGGATTATTACGGGCTTCGAAAAGGATATGTTCGGTCAGCTTCACATAATAGCTTACGATATGCTCTATGTAACGAAGTTTCAAGTGCTCCCAACAAGGCTATGGCAAAATCAGAAATACATTGACTTGTATTCGTGGCTTGTATCGCACAATAACTATGACGAAGGAAGTCAGACGTACTTCAATCCGAACTACATTATTGCAATTGATACAACGTATTCGGTACAAGAGTATTTCCCCGAACTCAACACGGAAAATATGACGACATTCGACGCCATTCAGAAATTGAGCGAGGACAGAAGCGTATTCTATCCCGTGTATCGGTCTTACGAGGCAATTACTCTCGGTCAGCCTTGTGTGGTGATATATGTGCGAACGGAAGGCTCGGCGGAGTTTAACACGCAGAGCATTGAGCTCGGCGGTAATCTGCTTGACTATATGTCGACAAACACAACGGATGATTGGCTGACATCTATTGCGCCGATTTCCGAGGACGCAAACGGAAATATCATAACCATAACGAGCGTAACTTCCGACGGCTCAGGATATTTAAAAATGCCCTCGGACGTAATTGCCCGATACGGCGAAAGACGGCAAAGAATTAAATTCGAAAATGTAACCGACCCTGCGGAGCTTATGGGGTATGGCAACCATTATCTTATTATCAACGCACTTCCCGAGCTGTCAATAGACGCAAGTGCTTTCGATAAGCATTTAATTAACGGCTCGATTGAGGAATTCAAGGTCGGACGCAAAACCGATATACACCTCTATTCTCTCGGCGTATCTCTCAAAGCAATGACGAATGAAAAGACGGTTGATTGCATGAATCCCGAGAATACAAAAATCTCATTTTCAAACGTTATAATTCCGACCATGACACAGAAGCTATCAGCTATACAGAAGGAGCAAAGACGATGAACGCACAAATTCATTTATCAGCTATTAATAATAAGCTCAAGCAGATTATTCACGCCGTACAGTATGACACGGCACGCTTCCTTGATTGCTATATTGATGACGTGGATATATCCGACATAACCGAAGCAAGGATATACGCAAGGAAGCCCGACGGCACAGAGGTCTATAATGATGCGACAGTCGGAACGGACTATATCACGGTTCCCTTGACCTCGCAGACTCTTGCGGCGGTCGGGCAGGTCGAATGTCAGCTCCAATTGAAAGTGGGCGACACGTTAACGACCTTTGAATTCATTGTAATTGTTGATGAGAGCCTTGTGTCGTCCTCTGCGATAGAAAGCTCCAACGAATACGCGGCTTTGGAAGATGCACTGAACAGAGTTGAGGACGTTGAAGCAGGGCTACCTTCGAAGGTTTCCAAATCGGGCGACACGATGTCGGGCAACCTCGATATGGACGGCAACACTGTAACCGGGCTTGCCGACCCGACCGACCCGACCGATGCGGCGACCAAGAACTACGTTGACTCTCACGCTCCGTCAATTGTAATTGACGATGAAATGAGCGAAACATCCGAAAACCCTGTGCAGAATAAGGTTATCACGGAAGCCTTTCAAGGATTAGCGTCTGACGTTGAGACGGAACTGAATAATAAGGTCTCCAAGACAGGCGATAACATCACAGGACTTGTGACATTTGGCGGAGCAAATGCTCAAATTAAAATTCTTGGAACGACCGCCAATCCGTGTTTTTTAGCAGGCGGAAAACGAATAGCTAACGTGGCAGCACCGCAAGTTGCGACAGACGCGGCAAACAAGAATTACGTTGATACGCAGGACGCTCTCAATGAGAAATTCGCAAACAAGGTAACGGCTATCAGCTCGGCTTCGACCGATACCGAATACCCGTCGGCGAAGGCGGTTTATACGGCTATTCAAAACGCTCTCGTTGTTGACACGGAGGAGGCGATACCGTAATGGCAGACATAAATTTAACACAAGTAATTCACAATGTCAAAGAGGCTTATGTTGACCTTACAGGCGATACGGACGATATAACATACGGTAATATATCGACCAAAATAAGCGAGATACAGACAGGCGGAGGCAGTGGAATTATCGCAAGTATCGGCGGCGAAATATCATTTTCAATTAAAGGAACAGTTGAGGAGGCAGTATAATGTTGGTAAATTTAACTTTTGTAAACAATTTTTATGTATGGCTTACAAGTTGCTTGTTAAGCAATAACGCACAAAACAACACGCCTTTTACATCAAGTAGCACAGGTTCAGCGTATCCGTTTTATGAAATCACAAACGAAGGCGGCTTTGCTTGGGCGGCTAACCAATTTATCACAACAACAGATATAATGCTCGCCAATATAAGACCTGCATATGTTAATAATACGGATTGCACTTATTTTCGACTTGGAACGGGCGGTGCAACAGAAACAAACGGCTCGACTTATACGGTTGCAACGCCATACGATGATTGTTCATACACTTGGTCGGGCGTACATTACCGAGAGGATGTCGAAGGTGCAAAGCACGGAAGCTTAGACATAACGCTGACGATAACTAACAACGGAGCAAATGATGTTTCGCTTAATGAAATCGGCTTATATCGAGCTTGCAAAAGGACAAGTGCGGTATATATGGAAAAATTGCTTATGGCGAGAGGAACATTTGTTGACGAGCCGTTAGAAATAGCGGCAGGCGCATCTAAATCATTGGTCGTCCACTTGACTTCGCCTATACCGATAAGTGCATAAGGAGGTAATACTATGCTCACAAACAAGACATATGACGTTTTGAAAAGAATTTGCCAAATAATTTTGCCTGCACTCATAACGTTTTATGGAGTGCTTGGCTCTACGCTCAATATTCCGCACACGGAAGAGGTAATCACAATTG